GGAAACGCTTCAGTACGATAGCTTACGCAATCAAGCCACGAGCAATACGTTTTGGAGGACCAGTGCGGGCGTGTGAGCGCATGTGTTCGACACGCTTAGCAATTTCGTACGCATAATACTCTAAATCGGAATCAGAGTAATAATGAGGCTTGCATTGTGGAAACTTCGCAATTTCAGGCCAAGATAGGAAATGTCTTATCCTCCTAGGAATTTCAGTTTGAGGTCTACCTAAATGAAATTCCATCACCTGGCGATAAGTAGGAACACCATGATAGAAAATATCTTGGGTAAGTCCAAATCGCGTCAAGCGGTCGTTCATGTCTTCCATTTCTCCAGTGAGACTACCTACGCCCAAACTACGAATACCGCGCAAGGCGGCCCTGTAAGTTTTAGGATTGAGACCGCAAGTCCACATAAGACAAATGCAACGTTGGAAAAAAGTCATAGGTGTGACTTCTTTTTCGGAACTGAATGGCAATTTCGGAATGGATTTAGAATCGTGACGAAAGAACCCAATGTCGCCCAAAACATAGAAAAGCGAAAACTTCAAGAAAGTGGGGACACCTTCTTCAGGTAACGGACCTTGGCTTTCTGGAGTAACAAAGATTTTGGTAGCTTCTTTGTATTCCCCAACAGGGATAGTAATATTGCATAGCAGAAAAATAGTGTCGACATAAAACTTTTCACTCCAGTGTGGAAAAAGTTCACGCGTATGAGCAGCAAGCACGTCATCACCGAACATTTTGAAACGGATGTCACCGGATTCGAGCAACTCGATAACCTTCCTGATCGCGTCATCAATACTCATATCTTCAATCATAACGAAATAATGAGCATAAACCATGAGATGGTTAGTCAAATTGACGACAGTATTGAGGAAACTGGTCTCATAACTCCCACTTCCCATGGTACCGAGCAGAGTATGGAATCCTTTACCATCAAGTCGGGAAACGACTTTAACGCCAATCTTCTCGATAAACCGGGCACAAAGCAAACGGAAAACCTTCTTTAAAGTGGCCACATGTTCGCTGTCATCAGCATTATATCGAGTATCGTATCTATCGAATACTTTAGACATACATTCAACTAAGTGTGGTGCAGGTAGACTTTGATCAAAGTTGCGCGCATCGGTCTCATAAACGCACTTCACTTTAAGAATTTCTTGCTCAAGTTTCTTTCCGTCTTCGGCAGTGCAACATGCATCAAGTCGCTCATCAGTAACGTCATAAAATTCCTTAAGGAAATTCCTGGCTGCTTCGGCATCAAAATTCATACCAACTGCACACGGCTGCACATCAGTACGATCCCTGATGCCTCCGGTTTGAGTAAACGGACAAGTAAGAGCACGCTGCAAAAGATAACTGAAAACATCTTGCATAGTAAAAATCCTAGCCTTCTCCTTGGTAGACCATCCTTCTTCAGTTTTCTTTCCACAAATTGTTTCAATCTTGATTGAAGCTATAAGTACGTTACTGACCCATTTTCGAAGAAGAACAAGACATTCGGGCAGCTGATCAGAGTTTGAGTACAATTCTTGAATGAAATTGT